AAGAAAGTATTTGTGTCACGTTGGGAAGGTGGGAAAATTTTAGAGGCTGACTTTGCCCAGCTAGAATTTAGAGCGGCTGCGTTCCTAGCCCAAGATGAGGTTGCAATGAAAGAAGTTGAGACAGGCTTTGACGTACATGCTTACACTGCAAAGGTTATCTCTGATGCAGGGCAACCTACAGCTAGACAGGCAGCGAAGGAACATACGTTTGCCCCACTCTTTGGCGCTACTGGTTATGGGCGTAGTAACGCTGAGAAGGCTTACTATGAGCACTTTAACGAGAAGTATAAAGGCATAGCACAGTGGCAGCAAAACCTAGCTGACGAAGCAATGCGCTTCAACAAGATAACCAACATCAGTGGTAGGCAGTATGCTTTCCCTGACATTGAGCGTAGAGCTAATGGTAGTGTCACGCACTTTACTATGTTAAAGAATTATCCTGTGCAGGGTTTTGCTACGGGTGATGTTACCCCTGCTGTACTTAATGAGTTTCACAAAAGATTGAAGCCACTAAAGTCTGTATTGATCAACACAGTACATGATTCAGCGGTGGCTGACATACACCCAGATGAAGAAGAAGAGGTATTACAAATAGTTACAGATCTTAATGATAATCTTGTGGATCTGATAGAAGATGTGTACAAAGTACGTATGAATGTGCCACTATTATTAGAGGCAAAAATAGGCCCAAACTGGCTTGACACAAAAGACGTATAATGTATAACTACAATTTCATGTAACGCTCATCGAAAGGAAAAGATATGAGCCAAGAATTAGCAGTAGCACTAGACCGTGGACAATCAATGGCAGAGCTTATGGGTGTGTCTAACAACACACAACAGAGCGCAACGCCTAGCGTATCACGGCTCAACGTCAACCAAGAGATCTTAGAGAAAGAGGTATCTATGGATGGCGAAACATTTATGAAGCCAACCGTACCAAAAGGAGCTTATAAACTAACTACAGGTGATGATGTAGTATACAGTAAAACAGTTACTGTGCGTATCTTTGCTGTACGCCAACAGTGGCAGCGCTGGAACGGTGACACTACTGAAATGGAGAAAAGCGTTTTGGCTAACAGCCTTAACAAAGACCTTAAAGATAACTTAGGTGGCTACAACTTAGGTAGGCCATCAGGTTACATAGAAGACTTCAATGCACTTCCAGAAGCAACGAAGTCTCTCATTCGTAGTGTAAAGCGAGTCAAGGTATTCTTTGGTTTGGTAACACTAGATAGCCCTACAGATGCTATGGGTGAAAAAGTAGACGGTAATTTCACGGACATACCATTTGTGTTTGACGTTAAGAACCGTGACTCACTAAAATCACTGGACGGTGTACTAGCACAGATCAACAAGAAGAACCTGCTACCACCTATGTCTACTATCAAGCTATCTCCTGCTGTAGGTAAGATCCCTACAGGTGCTACCTTTGGTTATGTCTCTGCAGCAATTGGAGATAAGGTTGAGCTATCTGATGATGATAATGATATACTAGGAAACTTCTTAGACTTCATTGAGTACATCAACGGCTCGCTCTTAGATAAACATGAAGAGCGTAGCTCTGATGGTCTGTCACACGCCGACAAAGAGATTGTAGCTTCAATCGTAGAGGTGGAAGAATAATGGAACACCCTGCTGAATTAGCAATCTTCTCTTACTTACAGAAGGCTATGGCAGGTGAGGCATCAATGTCAAAAGAGGTGGCTTCTAAAGTCGCCTCTGATGTTGAGGCTGCTATGTTAAAGCAGTTTGCTAGTGGGCCGCGTGACGAGTTTCGTATGCGTATGTCCAATCTTGGTAAGCCTAAGTGTCAGTTGTGGTACGAGAAGAATGACCCAAAGGATAAAACTCCTTTCCCACCACATTTTTTGATGAACATGATTCTAGGTGACATTGTTGAAGCTGTGTTTAAGGGCATCATGCGTTCTGCTGGCATAGACTTTAAGGATAATGATAAAGTCACACTAAAGCTACCTCACGGTCAAGAGATAAACGGTGAGTATGACATGGAGTTGAATGGTAAGATTGACGATGTTAAGTCGGCATCTCCTTGGTCATACCAAAACAAGTTTGCTTCATTTGATGCGCTAGAGAATGATGATAGCTTTGGTTACATCCCACAGCTTGTAGGCTACGCAGAGGGTGCAGGTAAGGGTGTTGGTGGCTGGTGGGTTATCAACAAAGCTAATGGTGAGTTTAAGTATGTCTCAGCCTCTGAGGTAGACAAACAATCTGTGCTAGATGATATCCAGGATACGGTTGATTACATTGATCAAGACCAGCCTTTCGAGCGTTGCTTTGAGCCAATCGAAGAAACGTTTTACAAGAAGAAGACAGGCTTTAAGAAGCTAGGTACTGAGTGTGGTTTTTGTGCTTTTAAGCATAAGTGCTGGCCTAACCTAAGTACAGAACCTGCTAGATCATCAAAAGCTAAGAATCCAAAAATGGTAGACTACATTGATGCCTAAAAACCATAATACCAGAAGGTATCGTAGTGGCCTTGAAAGAGAGGCCGCTGCATTTCTAAAGGTAAATCAAAAGAAGGTGTTGTACGAAAGGATAAAGATAGAATGGGAAGACTTACGATATCGAACATACACACCTGACTTTGAGTTAGACAATGGTATCTTTATTGAAACTAAAGGTATCTTTGACAACGAAGATAGACGCAAACATTTAGCAATAAAGGAACAACATCCAGAGTTAGACATACGCTTTGTATTTAGTAACGCTAATGCCAAGCTGTATAAAGGTGCCAAATCTCGCTACTATAACTGGTGCGATAAACACGGCTTCTTATGGTCACATAGGTTAATACCTATAGCGTGGCTAAAAGAAAAAGGTAGACGGTGTAAACTCGAAAGAGTAGCACTAAAAACACAAAGGAAGAAGTGATGTCTTACGAAGTAAAAGATGATGAAGTTGCTGTTATCATAAAACCTGTAATGGATGAAGAAGGTAACTGGACTCTTGAGTTAGCTACAGGCTTAGCATTTGGTGCAGTAATAGACGCCCCTATGCCAGCCGCACATGCCGCTTTCGATGCTGCACTATCTATGGCAGCTTCTTTAACATTCTTATCAGAGTATCCTGATTTTGAAGAAGAGCTTGTTGAGTATAAACAAGCAATGTTAAAAGATATCTTCCCTAAACAATATGCTGCTGCTGAAAAAGAAATATCAGAGGAAGAAAAGAGAGAGCTTTACAGCAAAAATGGTAATGTGTATACACTTAATGCATTCACTAAGACACAAGGAAACGCTTAATGGTAGATCCTGTAAATAAACCCCTACACTATAATCAAGCTGGCATAGAGTGTATAGAAGCTATACGTGCTATGACTTGTAAGATGAATGGTACAAGTGCATACATGGCTGGTAATGTATTGAAATACGTTTGGCGTCACGAGTACAAGAATGGCCTAGAAGACTTAAAAAAGGCTCAGGTATATTTAGGTTGGTTAATAGATAACTACAAAGAGAATCACAAATGAACGACAAGACATTTAGTGTTATGTTTATGTTAAACATAGATGAGGAAAACAACATTTTATCATCATCTGATGAGCACCACCAAGAAGATGTGTATGACCTAATAACAAATATTATGTATGATGTTGATGATGTAACGATAAGAAATTTAATAGTTAAGGAACGGCTATGATTAATGAGACAGATCTAGAAGCATTTGGGTATTTTGATATGTTTCAGAACAGCCCTGATTGGAGTAGTGACCCACTACGTTTCTACAGCCAATTTGTTGAAGATAAAGTTTTTACTAAGGGGCGAGAACGATTAGTAGAAAACACTTTGGGTCTTGTAGGGGAATCAGGTGAGGTTGCAGAAAAGATAAAGAAACTGTTTCGTGACAAAGGTAAGTTTAGTGATGAAGATGTACTGAAAGAGTTGGGGGATGTGTTATTCTACGTTGTTGCATTATCAAACATCTTTGGCGGTAACTTAAAGAAGACTATGGAAATGAACATGGCTAAGCTGGATGACAGAGAGCAGCGCGGAAAACTAAAGGGTTCAGGAGACAATAGATGAGCAACCTACTACCAACAGACTACCAGAAATTTATACACAAATCACGTTACGCTAAATACTATGATGGTTACGGGCGTGAGTTTTGGACAGATACAGTAGAGCGCTACATGATCAATGTAGTTAATTCACTTCTAGACCCTAAGATTTGTAGAGAGATTGAGTCTGCTATACTTAACACAGACATCATGCCCTCTATGAGAGCGCTAATGACTGCTGGCCCTGCTTTAGATAGAGATAACACTGCTGGATATAACTGCAGCTATTTACCCGTAGATGACCCTAAGTCCTTCGATGAGGCTATGTACATTCTCTTGTGTGGTACTGGTGTCGGTTTCAGCGTCGAGCGGCAATACGTTAGCAAGCTCCCTGAAATACCTCAACTCTTCGACAGTGAGACTACAATCGTTGTTAAAGACAGTAAGGAAGGTTGGGCTAAAGCTTTCAGACAATTGTTGGCACTCCTTTGGGCTGGTGAGATCCCTCAGTGGGATATTGGATTAGTACGCCCTGCAGGTGCTAGGCTCAAGACGTTTGGTGGTAGAGCAAGTGGCCCAGCGCCTCTAGTTGAATTGTTTAACTTTGCTATCACAACCTTCAAAGCTGCACAAGGACGCAAGCTGTCTAGCATTGAGTGCCATGATCTTATGTGCTTCATTGGTCAGATCGTTGTCGTAGGTGGTGTTCGCCGTAGTGCTATGATTAGCTTATCTAACCTGAGTGATGACCGTATGCGTCACGCTAAGTCAGGCCAGTGGTGGGAAACAGCGCCGTGGAGAGCCTTAGCTAACAACAGCGTAGGGTACACAGAGAAGCCTGACATGGAGACATTCATGCGTGAGTGGACAGCCCTTGTAGCGTCTAAATCAGGTGAGCGTGGAGTGTTCAACCGTCAAGCATGTGTTGATCTAGCAGTCAAGCATGGACGCCGTGACCCTAACTATGAATTTGGCTGTAATCCATGTTCTGAAATCAGCTTACGCCCTTATCAGTTTTGCAACTTAACGGAAGTTGTTGTACGCGCTACAGACACTATTGATGACCTAGAGCGTAAGGTACGTTTGGCTACTATTCTTGGTACAGTACAGTCTACTTATACTAAGTTTCCTTACTTGCGTAAGGTATGGCAAAAGAACACAGAAGAAGAGCGCTTACTTGGCGTATCACTTACAGGTGTTATGGATAACCCTTTAATGACGCCTAAGAATCAAGGATTGGAGCAGACTCTTGAGCATTTACGTAGTGTGGCTGTCAATACTAACGCTGAATTTGCTGGTATGCTTAATATACCTGTATCTGCAGCAATTACATGCGTCAAGCCTTCGGGCACGGTATCACAATTGGTGGATAGCGCCAGTGGCATACATGCTCGCCACAGTGCCTATTATATCCGTACTGTGCGCGGTGATAATAAAGATCCGCTAACACAGTTTATGAAAGACAAAGGTATCCCTAATGAGCCTTGTGTAATGAAGGGTGACACAACCACAGTGTTTAGCTTCCCTGTAAAGTCACCTGAGAATGCTGTTACACGTAACGATATGACAGCTATCGAGCAGCTAGAGTTGTGGCTTACGTATCAGCGATATTGGTGTGAGCATAAGCCAAGTGTGACAATCTCAGTACGGGATGCTGAGTGGATGGAAGTAGGTGCATTTGTTTACAAACACTTTGATGAAATGTCTGGTGTATCGTTCCTGCCTCACACAGATCACACGTATCAGCAAGCGCCCTATCAGGATTGCACTAAGGAAGAGTACGAAGAGCTTTTAGCTAAGATGCCTACCAGCATTGCTTGGTCAGAGCTTACTGAGTACGAAAGCGAAGACAATACTGCAGGTAGTCAGACTATGGCATGTACTGGCGATTCCTGCGAGTTGGTGGATCTGACATGAGTGTGTATACATTAGTGGGGCGGCTTGACTGCCCTCACTGCTCCAAAGCAATGGGTTTATTGAGAGATAGTGGTATTGCTGCTCAGTACTACTCTCTCAATGACTCTAAGTGGTTACTTGACTTATTTAAGAAGTCAGGTATAAAGACTGTACCCCAAATCTGGGATATAGAAGGTAATCACATAGGTGGTTACTCAGACCTGAAAAAACTCTTGAAAGGAGAATGATATGACAGGTTTTGAATTTATGGCAGTTGCAACTATTGGTATGGTAGCGGTAGGTGAAGTTGTTGCTCTTACTGCAGAGTATGGTCCTGTACTTATTGAGCAAGTCAAAGGCTGGTTCTAATGTATGTTTTAGTACTCATTATGATGTTTGAAGGGAACATAAAAGTGCAAGCTTTTGATGGTTTGTTTATGGATGTCCGTTCTTGTAATGAGTTAGCTGTTGAAATGGAAAACAGATTAATGAGTACTAGACCTACACCAGAGTCATCAGCTAACACTTACTGCTTTCAAGTACCAGAAAGTGCATAATGCAATATGAGCTTTTTAAATCGTCTGAATACCAGAGCGAAGAAGCGTTTATAGGCGAGGGTAAAGTTTGTATTGCTTGTAATAAGTACAAGCCTTTTTCACGTTTTTCTAAGCACATAGGCCATAAAGATAATCACGATGGTAGATGTAGAGAATGTGTAAATAAGCAGGTAAGACTTAGAAACGCATTAAAAGCACAATCCCCGCCTAAACCAAGTATATGTGGGTGTTGTGGTAAACAATCATCAGACATTGTATTAGACCACTGCCATGAAAAAGAAGAATTTAGAGGGTGGATATGTCGTTTTTGTAATGCTGGAATTGGTCTATTACAGGATAATATAGAAGGTGTAGAAAAAGCCCTTACTTACTTAAAAGGGTACTACAATAAAAGGAATACCAGTGAAACTAGAACGAGAAGCCAAGGCATACATGGACACAAAGACTAATCTTTTTAAGGCTGACCTGACAACACAGGCAACGGGCTTAGAAGTGCACTACAATAGAAACCTACATCATTGTGATGAAAAGGATAACGCTTTAGAGCGACTTACTGAGTCACAGATGTGGGCTAAGCTTGCTGCTGAAAAGTATGGTATTAAATAAAGAAAGGGGCGCTTAGTGCGCCCCCTCTGCTATTCCTTGTAGACTTGATCGTGGTAGTCTAGGTAGTTTAGATACATGTACAATTCATTGTAATTCATGTCTCTAATATTTGTTGTAGCTCCCTTGCTCTTCATAAACCTCTTTGCTTCTGCTTTAGAGTTTCTATTGCCAGTAGCTGATGCTTTTCTACGTAAACTCTGAATGATTGTATCAGAGTCTGAGCTTGCCTCTAAGTAAGACTTTACATCTGCACGTATCTTAGTCAGCCTGTCAGATACCATAGTACGTCTTTGCTGTAAGTTAGCCTTTTTAAACTTAGGATCAGCTAACAGCGTCCTTGACTCCCTCTCTAACAGAGGCGCAAATACTTTATTAAAGACTTTATCATATCCAGCAATCTCAGATCTCTCCCCTGCAGTCCACGGTGCCATCTCAGCCACAGAGTATAACTCTTCTGCTGCAGTACGAGTTTGCTTAATAGTCACACCTAAAACTTTAGCAAGTGGGTTGGGATCATATACCTCACCTTCACGTATACCTACACGTAGCTCTTCGCCTGTAAGGGTATTCTTTGTTTTATCATTTAGATCACCTTTAGCATTATCAATAGCATCAATAAATACTTCTGCTAGGTTATCTACATATTTAAGAGAAGATTGTGACAGTGTATCTATACCCTGAGACTGACGTACATCTTTAGCTGTGTCTGTTTCAGTTGCAAACCCTACAAGCTTGTTTAGTGTGTCTAGTGGACGGGTATAACCTGATAAGTAATTACCACCAGCTTTTGTTATTCCTGATCCAAACCCAGCCTTCAAGTAATCTACATCACCTTCCATGTTAAGGAAGAAGTCTACAATAGAGTTAAGATCATTACCAAACTGTGCATCAGAAGCAAACTGGCCTATTGCCATCTGCTTACCTAATTCTGTTACAAGCTCTGATGGTACAACGTCTCCATCTTTTCTGATACCCAGTATACGCCCAGCAAGTAAAAACATAGAGGCCGGGAATTGGCTCTTCATGTCAATTACATTACCTGCTCCCGATTCAACTTCGTAAACGCCTAAGCCTTTCTTTCTACGCTCTTCATCATAAGCTATAGCTAGACCTGCAGTAGAGTATGCAACCAGCGTTCTAGCAAATGCCTCTGTAGGCTTTAGCATGTCTACGTCTTCGCCCTTTTTAGCAGCACCACGTACCAGAGCACTTGCCATATCAATGGCTCCACCTGCTGACCACTGATAACCTGTAGCTATAACGTTATTAAAGAACCTTCCAAAGGGTAGTATAGTACCTACTACAGGAATGTTAGAAAGGTTCTCAATTTGTTTTGCTGCCAGCCCTAAGAAGTTATCCTGTGCTGTGTAATCTTTAGAGAAAACTGAGCGTAATGTTTGATCTAGGGCACCACCAATAACGTCATTATCAATGAGTGCTGTATCACCTTCTTTGAGAACAGTCATAAGATCTTTATCGTGCTTGAGCCGTACATACTTATCTAGCTCACCCATAAACATCTGTGACTTAGTAAAGCTATCTTGAATACGTACACCAGATATCTTTGTCGCAGCATCTGCAATAGTCTCAAGCTTCTTGGCTACACCTTTAGTTGTGTCTATACCATAACGCTTACCAGTACGCTCTACACCACCTGAAACCGTTTCAAAGAGTATCTTGCTTACGTCTTTGTGTTGACCAAGAAAAGCCATGTATGCGTCATGTGTAGTGTAGGGATCTAACAAGTTACGCATCTTCTGCGCTTGCATATCTAGGTATACTCTACCGCGTCTACGTGTCTCAACAGCTTTCTGCCCCTTCTGTGTCATGCTCAAAGCAATGTGACCATAACCATTAAGAACATCAGCTAGGGTTGATACAGTAGCGTATTGTGCAAAGCCAGCAACGTTGACTGCAGTTGTAGATGTTGATGATACAAGCATTCTACGCCATAGGTTTTGACCATAAGCGAAAGGCTGTGCACGTTTAGCTTTCTCGCCTTCCTTCTTTAAGATCTCACCTGATGCTTCACTAATAATAGTTTCACCGTGCAGAAGAGTGCCGTTTACTATCTTAGCTGCTTGGCTCATCACGTTAAGCGTAGAACCGCCCCGACTTGCTTCAAATGCTACCAAGTCTTGTAGGTTCTTCTGTGAGCTAGTGGCATCACCTAATGTAATACCTGTAATTTTTAACAGTTTATTTATCTCTGTTAGCTCATCTTCTGGCAGTTGTGGTACAATGTTACTTAGAGCGTCAGATATAGTAACGTTATTGGGTAGCTTATGCCCAGACTTAGCTAACTGAAAAGCCAAGCCATCTACTGTACCTTTACCATTAGAGCCTAAGATGATCTGAGAGAATACATCTGTATCTGTGATGTTTCTACTGAACATGTCTCTGCCAGCTTCAACTTTCTCTTTCCAGCTACGAACATTCTTTTTGATGTCTGCTGTTACGTCATCTATTTGAGAATTAGTCAGCTTTATTGTTACTGGCTTAGTGCGCTTCTCACGCATAGCAGCTAACTCACCTTCTAATCCTAGATCTGCGTAACCAGATTTTCCCTTCATTTTACCTGCAACTATTTGGGCACCAGGAGCAACCACACCAAAGAGTGAGCTAAAACCTGTTTGTAACAAGCTGTACTCATCCTGTGACTCTACATCAATCATAAGATTCTGAATCTGTAGATCCTGCAGCACTGCTAGGCCTGTGTCTGTTGCTGCTGTAGCATACAAAGATTTCTTAGCTGCACCTTCTGTTATTTCTTGCTTAGCTTGCTGCCTAGCCTGTAGTCTAGCACGGCGTAGGGCAAGATCTCTCTCCCGCCTTGCTGTCTCCCGCATAATCTTTTTAGCTGCAGGATTCTTAGCCCCTATAGATAGAGCATGATTTAAAGCAGCCTCTCCCGCCTCCTTACCAATCTTCTCTGCTGCTTCACGAGAGGCACCCTTTTTAAGGGCTTCCTGTGTAGCCTTAGCTACGGATAGCTTAACTGCTTGCTTTCCCCCTTGGGTAATACCAAAGCCAGCCGCTTTAGTTATACCACCTGTCAATAAACCAAGATAGTTTGATGGGTCTTTAGCTGCAGCAAAGATGTAATCCTTTATACCATCTACAGCCCCAAGCACCCCGTCATTTACAAACACACTACCTGTTTGATCGTACAGGTCATATGCTTGCTTTGCTTTTACTTTATCTAACTCTGTTGCCTTAGATACAAATCTAGCCTCACTTGCAGTAGATACAACGTTTGTATTGAACGCTCTCATATGATCAAAAAACTGTTCTACAAGTTTATCATCATCATACGCACCACCATCACGGTACTGATAGCCAAACCTAGACATCATGTAGTCACGTATCTTAGCGGCATTGGCAGACTTTTTTAGATCATCTTTCTTTAGTTTGCCTTGCTTGACGTTTGTATCTTGAGTAGCATCTCTTCTAGCTAGAATGTCCTCTAAAGAAACGCCTTTTGGCTTAGGCTCTACAGCAGTAGTAGTAGTGGTAGCCTCTTCTTTTTTCTGCCTATCCAGTATATCCTGTAAAGAAACACTCATATTACTCTTCCATCATATTAAGGGCTTGCAAAATAATACTGGCAGCGTTGTCTAGATCCATGTAAGTAGAGTCAGCTACAAGCTCTGAGTTACCTGAGTTTTCTTCAAACCAAGCAGCTAGTGCTTCTTTAACTTCTGAAATAGGATCATCTTTCGTGATACCAAACTCTTCCATAGCCTCTAGCATTTGATTATCATACTTCATAAAGAAGTCTGTTTTACTTCTTACAGGTGGTGCAGTAGATACATCAGGTGCTTTTTCTTGCTTTCTTGGCCTATCACCTAAACCTTGTAGTGGCGTACTGGGTGGCTTTGCATTTGGTACATCCAAAGGATCTGCTGCAATAACTCTAGCCTCTTCTTCTGCAGGGCTTATAATTACGTCTGGTTGCACTACATCTTTAAATGCCCCTGCTCCTACAGACCACATATCAAGAGGGCGTGGTGGTAGACCTGCAGCTACACGCTCCTTACGAGACATTTCTTTCCACTCTGCCAGAGTAACATCTGACATAGACTTTTTCCAGTTATTGACTTTAGTGATGTTGATAGCTGCTGTATCACGAGGGCTAGTACCTCTGTCACTAAGGTTTATAGGTTGCTCTACAAAGGCCTTACTCTCTAAGATAGGTTTAGCATCTGGGTTTGTTTGTATCTCTTCCTGCATTTCTGGAGAAGCTAATACATAATCTGACATAGGTACGCTAAGGGTTTCATCTGTCTGATGATTAAACACCCGCATATTACCATCACCATCTTCAAAAATAGTAGTGTTGGGTATTACAGCAGAAGTAAATGTTACTGCATCAGGCTCTAACGAGAAGGGTAAGCCTTCCATGTCCTGTGTTTGTACAGGGATAGGAGCGTTATCTTGATTAACAATCTTAACAGTTTCTACTGTTTGTTCTGCTACAGGTGCTGGAACAGAAGGCATTGTAGGTGCTTGCTGATTTTCTGTCTCATTCAAAGGTAATTCAGGTTGTTCTACACCAGTATCAGTAGCGGTAGGTGAGCTTTCTTCTGTTGGTTCTTCCTCTACTGCGCCACCTAAAGTTGTTGCAGTCCATCCCGGAACGCCTACAATGGTATCGTACTGATTAGCCATACGCTTTACAAAAGTCTCACCAAAGTAAGCTGCAGCTTGGTCTTGCACATAAGGTGCAAACTGCTCATTTAAAACTTGTAGTTTCTTCATTTCTGCTTGCGCTAATCTACCTTGAGCCTTTAAAAGCTGAGACTGTGAACCTTCTACACCAGCATCTACATTACGTTGGAATACAATAATGTCTTCTCTAGCTTGCTCTATTTCACTTTCTGCTTCTGTAAAGGCATCGTTAGCATTTACTGTAGACTGAAAATCTATACGGGCGCTAGACACATCGTTCTCACTAAATAAGTTAGGAGACAGGTAAGTAAGGTAAGAGTTACCACCTACTTTATTGTACGCAGAGGATGATGCCATTTGCTTTAGATCAAACAAGCTCATACCTTCATAGACTTCTTCTTGGTCTAACTTGAAGCGAACATCGTCCATAGCAGTACGTCCAGTTGTACGATCCCACCAGTTAGACTCAGGACGTTTGTAATCTCCTGTGGTGTACTTACCAATGCCAAAACCTTCATCAAGCATATCTTGTATAGTCACACCTGTCATAGCAGGATCAAGAGTAGTGGCAGCAAATATATCAGCGTTGTTCTTCACAAAGTCTATGCCTTGACTTGCTACACCTTTAGACAAAACATTATCTAAAGTAGACAGCCCATCTAAGCCATTCTCTGCATAAGCAGCCTTGACCATCTCTTTTGTGCCGCCCTTACTAATGATTTTCTGTGTAAGGGTTTCCGCATTATTACGTGCTTTAATTTTCAAGTCAGCTTTAGCTTGATACGCAGCCTGATTCTCACGAAGATCATCCATGTAATCTTCTGCTTTTTTCTTACGTCTTTGAATGTTCTCTGCAGATGTTTTGAAAAACCCTGTCAGAAATGCCTGTGCTGCTTCACTCATATCTACTGTCCTCGCGCCATAAGACCTTGCGGTGTTTCACCTTCAACCATAGGCTCCTCTGGAGCTTCATCCATAGGCTGTTCTATTGCTGCTGCTTCTGGTTCTTCTTCTACAGCATCCTGCATACCACGAAGCATTTCTGTTCCTTCATCCTCACCAGACTTAACGCTCTTTTCTATAGCGTCTGCAATGATTACATCTAAGCGGCGTTTCTCACGCGCTGTGCGTAGCTTCTCTGGGTCTATTGCTGTCTCAGGTGTTTCAACACCGTAGGGCACCATGAGGGCTTTTATGTAGGCTCCTACGATAGGTGCAGCCAGCATCTGTACATCAACTGTGTGCAACCCTTTCATAGTACCCATGATCAATAGGGTTTCTGTTACGTCCTTTATGTTAGCACCAAGGTCAAACAGTATAGCCAGATCATCAGCAGAGTCTTCATCAGAAAGCTTTTCTATATAATACCCAACAGCTTCTTCTACTGTATCCATCTCAGGTGGGTTTTCCCATGCAGCGTTACGAGGTGAATCTGTTAGTGATTGACCTGGAATCGGGCCTTGAAATAAGTTTGTCATCTTTATGCCTTACTTTGTAAATCCAGCGCCAAAGTACAATCCTACAATGGCTGATACGATATGTGTGTCTAGGGGTGTTATTACGAAGCCGTTAGCGTACTTCCATTGGGTTGCTTCTGCAGGGCCAAACAACCAGTTAAGGAAGCCGCCCTGTACTTCTGTGTACCCTACAATAACGCTTACGTCAGGATACCATACTGCCACCAGCTTAGGCAACACTATAATAGAGAACACAGCAGATAGAGCTATAATCCTACGTGTCCATGCAAAGTGCTTATCTGTCTTACCTGCATCCCTAGCACGGTTGACTTGATCTGCGTTAAACTGAGCATTAGCAAGCATCATCTTATTCTGCTCTTGCTTGTTCTTCATGCTCTGGCCCCATATAGACATTACTCCCCCCAACACTGTTGAGAAGAGCATAGTCAGTAATTCTAAGGGTAAACCGAACATTATAAAGCTACGTCAGAAAGTTTATTATTAGGGTGTAGCTTTTTCTTCGATGCAAACTCTTCTACAACATCCCCAGAGGCAGTGAGCCACTTAAATACAGGTTTTTCTTTTGTTCCTGACACTTCTACTTTAACAATATCTTCCCAACCTGCAAGCCCTTCACCTAAAAGATTAGCTTCTTTAGCTCTTCTAGCCGACAAACCAGAAGACGCGAAACCCTCAGAGTGTACTGCATCTCTCATCTCTTTTATAAATTCTCTAAGGTCTGGGTTTTTCTTACTAAGAGCCTTTCTTTGATTTCTACCAAAACTACCAGCATTCCATAAATAGCTCATTAAAGGTTTGTGAAACTCTTTATCAACATTATCAAATATGGATTTGTTAGCCTCATACTTTTCTTCTATGTATTTATCAGCAAAAGCATCCGCAAACTCTCTCATAGTCTTGAAATTTGAAGGTACTAAATTGTACTCATCTGCTTTTTCTTTAGTAATGCCGTAAGAGTATGTTGGTGTAGCGGAAAGGTCATCACCACCCATACCTTCTAATGAAACCATTTCATCTACTACAGAGCTATTAAATTTCCTAGAACCAACGCCAAAAGTAGGTATATCTGTCAACCCCATATCATCGTCTGTCAGAGAATTTGCTTCTACCGTTTCTACCTCTTCCTCTTCTTTCTTAGGAGACATAATCCCTTGAGGTGCACCTTTAGATTGCGTGATACCTTTCTTAGCTCTCTCCCTTGCTGCCTCTACAGCGCTCTTCTTAGCTTCTTCTTCCATGTCAACCACAGGTAAGCCCATCTTAGCAGCTTCTTTTCTCATGGTTTGACCAGCCATCATTCTAGCTAGATCCATATCCTCTACAGATAAAGACCCTGCACTAGCCATCTGTACACCTTCACCTACAAAAGACGAACCTTTGTTAGCACGGTTACGTAGATATGATCCTGCATTAGAAGATAACTCATCTACTAATATATCTGGTTGCTTTGGTATAGTGATACCGTCTGATGCATCTTTAATACTCATTGAGCTATCATCTGATGCCATACCGGGATTATACATGCCTGTTGCTTCAAGTAGCGCATCTTCAATATCACTGGAGCCTTTAACCCTATCAACATATGACCGTAGCTCAGAGATATCAGGCTTAGGGCGCTTATTAGACATAAACGTTTGTTTAAACTTATCATCATCATTGAACGCAGCACGTAGGTTGCGATAGAAGCGCTCTAGAAAGTCTCCACCTGTACCTGACGTATCTGTATCAACCTGCCTATTACGAGACATGATAGAAGAGCCTGTATCTTCTGTTGATACATCGCTCTGTTCGTCATTCTCAAAGACACTAAAGTCAGGTAGAAAACTATATTTATTTGCCATTATATTATCCTTATCCCCAAGCACTTGCAGCCCAAGAACCCAAAGCACTCCAAAAGCCAGTTGTTTTAGCCGATGCTGCCTCCGATGCTGCCGCTTGTGCTGCCTTATCTGCGCCATACTTTGCTGCATCTGCTTGTATATTAGCCAATACGATTGATGTAGCACGATCTGCATCATTGTTTGCTGTAGTATTAGCAAAGCTCATCAAATCACGGTACGTTTGAATTGTAGCATTATAAGCATTCAATGTCATCTGCCCTTGACGCTGTGCATCTAAACGGTTTGCTTCATTGATAGCTGCATTATCTGCTGTTGTGTATGCTTGTGCCCATTGAGCGTTAGCCTGTGCTACGACTAAACGATTCGTAGCGTTAAACTGCTCACGCTGATTAGCTTGTGCTGTGTTAAACTGTTCTAAGGCGTTAGCTTCACCTGCATTGAATCGTGCCATAGCATTAGCTTGGTCAGCATTAGCAAGTTGTACCCGTGCTCCTAGATCAGCAAAGAATTGATTTACTTGGTTCTCACTAGAAGCATTAAACTGTCGGGCAGCATTCTCTGCAGCCTGATCAGAAAGCATAGCATTAATCTGCGCCTGTGCTGCAAACATTGTAGTCTGCTGCTCATTGGACAGGTTAGCCATATCCATCTGCAGGAATGCATTAGCAGCCTGTATGTTAGCTTGTTGGCGGTTGTTGAGGTTAGCCATATCTACCTGTGACATAGCTGCAGCATCAGCCATGATCTTAGCATTCTTAGCGTTAAGGTTTGTTATATCAACAGTCTGTGCCATACGAGCATTCTCTAGCGCAATCTGTTGCTCTGCACTAAAATTCATATTAGCAATGTCAGAAATCTTAGCTGCGTTAGTTACACGAGCTTGAAACTCTTGGTTAAACTCTAAGCCTAGAAACTGTGCACGTTGTTGTGCAGCGAACATAGCAGTCTGCTGCCTATTTGACAGGTTCTGCATTTCAAAGCTTGCAACAGTCTTAGCATCTTGAGAGGCTATAGGGATAGCACTCTCCATTGCAGCCTGTACGATAGCTTGTCCAGCCATAGATGAAGATGAC